AGTAGCAATATATTACATTCTATATTTTCACCCACCATGTCTGAATCTGAAATTTTGCAAAAGATTAAACTTCGTCACCCTGAGCTACTCGAAGTATTTTACCACAATCAACACGAAACCCAAGAAATTCTATTCTCTCGTTTATCCGCTCAGTTAATAACATCTATATTGCAAGAACATTTTAGCGATGTAATCCCTCAGACCAACAAATCATACACTCATGAAGCAGACTCTGCATTTATGCTAGTCGTAGGGTCTCTCAAGCCACATACAGCAAATATCTTATTTGAATTCACAGAAACACCGAACCCACATGGGAAGCAACTTGTATATTTATTATGGCAACCGGACTCAGAGTCAATTACCGAAGGACTAAATGGGGTTGCGCCCTTGCTTCATTTGCGTTTAAATCAGCTCTACACTGACGTTTTTATCCCACCTACAGAATCTGAAACCAAACTGCTCAATAACTTTGATGAGATTTTGGAATGGGCTGAAAAGAAATCACTTAATGAATTTGGGTTTGATTCATGGGACGCCTTTTTGAAAGAACCGCCAGTAAAATCTATAACATTGCCTAAGGTTGGATTTGTTGAGCCATCCATGACAAAACCTGAATTCCTTCATGCTTACAACTCTCTACCGAAGGACTTCTATCCACAAGGACCACTCCTTGCAAACGGAAAACATGTGCCCTCCAGATTGGTGAAACCGAGAGATAAATACCTTCTGTCGCTTGGCGGGAACATTTTGACAGTTCACTCTTCTTGCAAAACAGATCGAGAACTTGTTTTCAATTTCTACACTGAGGTCCTTTCACATCTTCGAACTCGTTCGTCGATTGGTAGAGAAACTGGCGCATGGGCAATGACAACACCGGCAGAGCTCAGCAGTGAATCGACTTTTTTAGTCCGTTGTTGTCAACAAATTGTTTATGCTTTCTGTCGCCAGACTAAGTTACCGAGAGGGGAATCTGATTGTTTCACCAAACTTGAAGGGACACCTACAGGTGTGCTGTGTCACTTTAGCAAGGCCAAAACACCCTCTGCACTTTTGAGGAAGATCGGCTGGCACCAAAAACTTAATGACAAAATCAGACTCAAGGAAACCCAAAGAAAGGGATTTCTTCACAGAACTATTGAATACTGTACCATGGAAGCATCCGAGACCTACGCCAGTTCTTTGATACATTTGCTTTTGAAAGACCAGAATCGGCCAGTGACTTTGCCACCTGATTCCTTATGGCGAACAATTTCAACTTCTTCTTGCCACCCAAAAGTTAAAGATGCTCAAGCTGACGTTACCAAACTGTGGACCGTCAATGCAGGCGTTTCACCGACTCTGTATTACAACATTATACAAGAGGCAATGTTAGCACAAAGGCTTCTCAAGAGTGAAGCACACAAACACAAAATTTGGGTGGTACCTATACATCTAGATATACTCCCAAATGGGGATCGAACTGTTGGTGGTATAGCTATCTTGTTCCCAAGGTATTCCAAATCAGGCCAAGAAGGATGTTCAATGATGATCCTTGAATCATGGTCATCCATGCCCTCTTATCACTCGTTCAACGATGATGATGAAATCTTTGAGGTAGGCCATAGCAAATATCTGTCTTTCAGAAGAAGAGAATATACATACAACAAGGCTTCAGATTACTGCCATGTCTCTAATGTAATTGTCCCTGCCAAAGGGTATTGCCAATTCTGTGAAGATGAGACCAAATTCTTACCTGCATGCTTGTTGTTATATCTGACGTCTAGGAATCACTCTATCTTGCTCGAGGGTGCTTTCGCAGAATTTAGACGCTCTATAATGGGGATAGGTGCTGAGTTTTACAGTTTTAAGAAGTTATGGGAGGAAGTAATTGCAATCAGAAACAATCCTACGGCAAACTATTTGAAAACGTTGATGGTAAAAGCCCATGTCACAGGTGAGTTTCTAGGATTGCAGTTAGGTGATGAGCTGATGGCAATTTTACATCCATATCTTGGGGGCTCTCCGCATTGTTCTCAAAAGGCTGATCAGCTTTATTCACAGATTGTTGAGACTCTCGATGCTGTTGATGGTGATGAGCCATTTACGCAGTGGGATGACCAAGATCAGAGCATGTTTCTACGACCCAAGAATCGGACTGGCTATGGCCCATTGATCTTCAACACCATGAAGAGGATCTCAGACATGTCACCCACCAGGGCCAGAGAATTGTCAGAAGTTTTCTCTGTGACTGAGAAGGAAAGGTCTATATCAGTATTGGCATCAGGAGGAACTAAATTTGTCCCTGCAAGGGGGACCTCTGTCCCTGCCTCTACAGCGTTTTGGGATTATCAAGACCAGATGCGACCAATATTTGAACATTACAACATAAAATACACTGATAATTCATGGTGGCATATTGTGATTTGTGCAAATATCTTTGGTGAATATTTTGAAATACTCCCACCAACTTGGGACCGCAGTACCTTAACGAAACTCTTTGTTGAAATCTTTTCTGCAGGGTTGGCGGTAAAGCAAACCGAGCACAACCGATCTGAAGGAAGAAACATTGTTACTATGTCAATTTCTCTGCAAAACTTTCAAAATTTTGTTGAAGAGGTTGCAAAAATAGTGAACCGGATGACTGGATCACACGGTACAGATCTCTCATCACTTGAGAAAAGGGACTTGCTGAGGAAGGTCGGATTGGCTGCATCTATTGAACTCGATACTTTTCTTGCTTCTTTGGACAAAACCAAATGGAATCAATTACTCCAGATATCTACAGCCATGTTGTTACTTGCAGCTTCTTATCCTAATGATGCCTCCGAAAGAAGGTTTGTTTTACTGGTTGGCCAAATTTGGAGAGAGAAATGTCTTTATTTTCCATCAAAACATTCTTATTACACAGGTGGCATGAAAACTCCAAAGACTATTGATGAGCTCTCTAGAATGAATGATGAACAGCTTTTGAATGATAACATCCGGGATGACCTCATGATGGTCCTTCGCCATTATAGGAAGAAGAGAGTGATACCACAATATATTAAATGCGATCTGATAATGCTTATGGGAATGTTTAATCATTCCTCAACCACTCTACACATCTGGCCAGCATATGCAAATCACCTCGACGACAATCAAACTGTTTCTAAGATAATTGATTTTTGTGCTTCATCTGACGATTCTATGGTGCGAGCCAAGAAAATATTAGGTATGTCAGCATTAGAGTCATATCGGACCATTTCATCTTTATGGAAGAGCATGGGTCTAAATGATTCAGAAGATAAGTCGATAATCCATGATCGATTGGTAAAAGTAGAGTACAACTCCAATGTGTTTTCAATGGGCCAATTGATCCCGAATCTTTCGAGAGATGTAGCTGGAACCAAAGTGTTGTACGAAAATCCGGAGAAGGATTTAGAGACAATGAAGAATCAGCTTTTCGTATACATCAATGAAGGGACCTTATCAACTCAGGACGCAGCTATAATTTTATCTGACAAGTATTTAACATCACTGGATATACACGATATGCTCCCCTTCCAAAAAAGACATCCTATCTTTTTAAACAATCTCACGTCTGCCGGTTTGATCCCACAATGCATTCCGATTTGGTGTGGTGGCACAAACCATATACCTCCGGAGCTATGGGGAACCATGGATGATAAAATGTATTGGTATCATCATCACAAAGACACTGGGAAGACAAATCTATACCTTGAGTTCCTGGCATCTATTTCCACACCACCAGACGTGCTAGCATCGGAAATGCCGGTTGACTTCAAACTCGGACTCCATACTACAATTTGTAACTATGGACATCGGGCTAGTAGGCCAAAAAGAAAACAAGATCAGATTGAATCAGAAACCACAAGATTATGGGCGGCTTCAGCTGAGATCATGAACAGTATAAAATTCCCACCGTTATTGTAAATAAATAGTCGGCTAAATGCTTTCATTTGACTTTACTCGTGACTTGGAGTATTGTAAAGAACATTTCAGGCTGCGGCATGCGTTGTTTTTTGTAAAAGAATATATCTCTACT